GATTTTTTGACACTGACATTCTAAATTATGATTCCTAAATTCTTCTAAACAACATGTAATATACTCACACTCTTCACAAAAAAAATATGGCAGTTTTTCGTTGAATTTCATGTACCATTTTGTACCATGTTTTTTTGTCGAAAAATGCTTCTTAAAGTCTTTTTTATTAGACGTATTATAATCACAAACTTCACAAAAAAAATTTTTCTTTTTTTTTGATGTACCATTTTTGGGTACATGGGGATTTTTTTTTTGGGGATTTTTTTTAGATTCCATACATTATACGTAGATTTTTCTTTAAATTTTTTTGATATTAGTACCTTTTTTTCAGCACTGCATAAGCTCCCTTCACTCCTTTTCAATGGATTCTACCCCTTTTCCCTACATTCTCTAGAGAGATTCAATATTTACTAATAAAAAAACTTTTTTCCAAAAGTATTTTGAAAAATTTTGGCCAAAAAATATAAAAATCCTTGAAATCTCTGAAATACTTTCAAAAAAAAAAAAAGTTAAAAAAATTAATTTAACAACAAAAAATATAAATATATAAATATGGAGGATGAATATGATAAACAGCTACTTAAAAAAGCCCTCGAAAATGAAGCAAACGAAAATATGTTTAAATTAACTTCATCCAAAATCATGGCTCAAAAGAACGATATTTTGCAAAAAATGCAAATAAAAGGCGATTTACTTAAATTATATCATTCAAAACTAAAAGATTACCGATTAGTAGAAGAAATAGACGACGTAAACTATGGAAATTATATAAGATGGTTTAATATAAAAAATCCAGATAATATCAAATTAACAAATGGTGCACATGTATGTGATATAAAGATATGTGAAACAGGAACGCATATTATATGTAAAAATAATTTTAATAAGATGTTTACTTTAATAATGGATGAATGTATTATATTTCAAAAATTAAACAGAGAAGAAATGATGTTGCTTAACGTAATAAATTATTTAGAAAAAAATTGATTTATATCTTTATAACCAATGTATATTAACAAAAATGTTTTTCGGGCTACCCGATACGTTTTGGAAACATAATTATTATTCAAGTTTACACATAAAAGATTTATTGACTTTAATACAAACTTGCAAACATTTTAACAAACAAAAAAGATATATATACAGAATAATATACTGTAAATTAATAAATAGTCCTTATTTAGAAATTCACATACCAGGAACCAATATTGCACAACCCCATTATTTTTGCAGAGATTTAAGCATACATACTAATAATGTTAAAGTAATACATGAAGTTTTAACATTATTAAATAATAATGAATATCTTAGAAATATGTTTATAAAATCTAACAGTAGAAGGAAATGCTTACGCAAGCTTACACATATAGTGAATACAATATATGATAAAAAAATTACTATTCATACGGGGTCTCGTGAATATAGTGAATATAGAGATGACTTTTTATGATTTTGAATTCTTTTTAAATATTGAACGCCGTGTTTTCCTTAATTTATAACTCCTATTTTTATAATTTTTAAGAACGTATTTTTTTTTACAAGAAAACTTTGAACTTTTAATATTTCTTTTTGTAAATATAGAATTCTTACAAATAGCAATAGATGACTTTTCCGTAAGATTTGATTTTTTTTTAACCTTTTTAATACATCTACACAATTTATTTGCTAATATATCTTCGGCTTTTTTCTTAATCCATAAATCAGATTTTCTTGCAAAAGAAATTTTATAATAACTTAATATAGTTTTATAATCTGATTTGGATAAATTCATTATACATATATAATCATATAATTATTTGTATTAATTAATTTATATAAGTAATTTAATATGGATAATGAAATAAATAAGGTTATCGTATTTGATTTAGACCATACCATAGGAGATTTTTTTGTAGTAGGAATGATATGGAATTTTATGGAGAAAATAAATCTTAAATTAAATCAAATAGACTTTAACAATATTTGTTCATTATTTCCAGATATATTGCGTTATAATATAGTATCCATTCTTAACTATATATGTGTACGAAAGTCTATTAATAATACTATAAAAATTTTACTTTATAGTAATAATAAAAAAGGAATAAAATGGATAAAACTGATAGTATGTTATCTACAATACAAGGTAAATTGTAAAATATTTTACAAAGTAATAGAAAATAATAATAAATCTTATAAAGATTTACTAATAAAAACAGGAATTCCAAAACGAGCTAAATTATTATTTATTGACGACCATTATCATTCTCATATGGATTCAAATAAAGTCGTCTACCTAAATATAAAACCCTACAATAATTATACGTTAAATATTACAATAATTAATTCATTTATTAACAGTACATTTTTTTACAATAAAATACCACATAGTAATAGGGTTAATATTATAAATTTGTTTAAAAAATATGTGGAAATAAACAATAAAAATAAAGAAAAAACGCGGAATGAAAAAAAGGTTGATATTATAGTATCTAGGATGATATTAAATCATATTCAGAGATTTTTAAATGAAAATAATAATAATACGCGTAAAAATAGAAAACCATTATTTATACATAGATAAAGTTCTAGCACTGGCATCACTGGCTTCAACGAAATTTGGCATCCAGTAATAAGGAATAATATTATTACGTCCTTTATAAAATTTTTCAAAAATATTAAGATAATATGACTGCTCTTTTGTAATATTTTCATGGGGTTCTATTTCTAAAAAGCCTACTTTTTCTTGTATTATTTGATACCATGACCTATTTTTACCACTAACGCCATCACTAAAAGCCTCCTTTCTTCTATACAATATTTCATTAGGTAAAAATTCTTTATATTCACTAAGGTAAGGTTGTTTTATAATAGAAGGATTATTTTTAATATCAAATGCTTTTCTAATTAAAAATTTTTCAATATTATCAATATTTCTATAAATATTATTGTGATTTCTAATATGAATAGGAATAGATAGGTAATATTCAACCCATCCGCGGTCTAAGAATGGAGTTCTTGCTTCAAGTCCATTTGCTGAAATACATCTATCACTACGTAAACCATCAAAATAATGTATATTATTTAGTAATTTCATACATTCTTTATCAAATTCCATATTATCTGGAGCCGCATTAAAATATAAATAACCTCCCATAAGTTCATCACTTCCATCTCCATTCATTACTACCTTAGCATCACTGTTTTTACTAATATATTCCGCCACTAAATAATTACCAACACTTGCTCTAACTGTAGTAGTATCATAACTTTCAATTACTTTTATGACTTCAGGTATTCTTTCAAAAAATTCTTCTTCAGATACCACTATTTCTGTATGTTTGGTTCCTAGAAAATCTGCTACTTTTTTAGCGTATTTTAAGTCTTCTGAATCCTTAAGTCCTATACTATATGTTTCAATACGAGATTGGGATAATTTACTGACAATAGAGGTTACTAAGCTTGAATCTAGTCCACCCGACAATAAGCACGCAATTGGTCTCTCACTATTTTCAACTCTTTTTTGAATCGCTTTTATAAAATTTTTACGTATTCCGTCTAAATAATATTCCATTTTTAATTCTGTTTGTTTATGAAATGGATATGTTGTATAGACATACATACGTGGCTTTGAAAACCATGTTTTTAATTTATAATCATATTTATAGTGCATATATGTACCTGGTGTAAATTGTTTAATATATACCATATCCTTCATGGCATGCAATTGTTTCATTTCCGATGCAAACCCTATATACGTATATGAATTACCAATAAATAAAGGTCTTACACCATAAGGGTCTCTTGCAATAAACAAATTTGTATTATCTTTATCTCTAAAATCAAATAATACAAAAGCACATTCCGCATCTAATTGATGTAATGTATACTCAATACCATATCTTAAATACATGTGTATAATTACTTCACAATCAGAATTCGAAATAATAGATTCAGGATGAATCGCAATTTCATGATATAGTTGTTTATAATTATATATTTCTCCATTACAGATAAGAAGAATATCATTAAAAATAATAGGCTGATTAGATATAGTATTTATACCATTTATAGCTAAACGATGAAATCCAAAAATAGCATTAAAATTATTGACAAAATCAGTGTTATATATAGATGATTCAGGTCCTCTTCTCCTACCGTAATAAAAAGCCTCTTCTGCATCACTAACAATGTTTCCTTGATTGTCTATAACATTTAATAATGAAAATATACCACACATTACATATAAATACAGATATTTTCTTTAGATAATTATAAAATATTATATATAATTATATGCAATTCAATGAAGCTCTATCAAACAGTGTATTATATTGTCAACAAAATAGGACCCAAGAGTTGAATAATAGAATATTTAGTAGGAATAATCCTTATTTTCATCAGCCACCAAGATTTACGAATAATCCTGTAGATACAAAACGGATTAAATTTCCAGTTATATCTTCAAATAATTTATGTAATAATACCTCTAAAAAAAATGGCTTTAATGTAGATTTAGAAACGGTTCTGCAAAACAGACAGTTTGCTTTGCAAAAAACAGAATTAGACCAATATGTACCTTCTTCTACAAGTACCTTATATAATGATTATCGTCCTAATTTTGTACCTGTTAATAATCCTCATACATATCTTGATAGCATTAAAATAAATAATAATTTTAACCCAAACACCTATAATTTAGCGAAACTTACATTTAACAATTCAACAAGAACTGATTTATTAAATGTAAAAAAATAATTATTTTTCAATATCAATAAATTCTGGATTTATTTTTTGATATTTTATTAAAATACGTTTAAAATTATTTAACACGTCAAGTTTTTTGTTAAGATGTTTGTATATATTTTTAACATTATCAAATTTTTTTTTTTTTATCTCTCGCCATATTTTTATGTCATTAGAAGTGTACCACCCAGAATTAATAATATACTCATTGTAGTCTTTTAAAAAATTGCCATAATTAACACTATGCCCTTCATTACAACATTCAAATAATTGATTTGCATATTTTAAACTATCTATTTGATTATATATAGACATAGTACTACTTATAGTACAAATAAAACTAGTATTGTTATTATTATTGAATATAGGTTTAAGTGCGAAAGTAATTAAGGTTCTTCTATATGGTATATAAGGATCTTTATTATAAAAAGAACGTATACATTCTTTTAAGGCCAACATATTTAAATTATTTGCAGAACCTTCTTTTTGTATTTCTTTATTTTTATAGTTAACGCCTGATTCTTGACCAGCCATGTCTACTATAATATATTCTTTATTATCTACAAAAATATTAATAATAGCATGCGACCTAGAAGATACAGAATTATAATCTGTTTTATTTTGCGCTCTATTTTTTTGTAATACTTTTAAAAACGAATTAATGTCATCTTCACATTTAATATCTTTAATGGTTTTATTTTTTATGACCAATCTTAAGGTTTTATAAAACTGTAATTTTTTTTTTGTTAATAAATCATATATATCATTATTGTAAATTTGTATAGCAGAAGCCTTAATATCTTTTCCATAATACATTAACAGCGATTTCAATAAACCATTAGTAGTATATGTTTTTCCAGTACCAGTATATCCAAATAATACCCAATAATTAACAAGGGATTGATTTTTATCGATTAGTTTTTTAAAAATATTTTCATTATTTATATTTTGAAATACCTCATGAAGATTAAATTTAAATTCTTTATTTTTATAAGGTATAGATAAATTAGTATTGTTATCAGACAATATTTTACAATTAATAGGAGTATCTTTAACTCTGCAATAAATTTTTAAAGGCATAATAATAATAATAATATACTATATTATTATATTTTGTATATTATTATATTGAAGTCGCCGATGGTAGTGCAGGTCCATCTGGTAGAGGCTTACCAGTTATCCAGTCCTTATCGGGTGTTCCTGTTGATACAATAGGAGTGTCTGGTATTAAATCTGCAGCAGAATAACTAGTAAAATCAGCGGCCATAGAATTAAGACTTAACATAAAGGAAAATGGATCGAAATCGTCATTTCTCTCTACTTGTTCTTCTACTCCAGGTTTGCCAAGATATTTTTTTTTCCATGAATCTACATCACCATATATAAGTTCCCAATAATTTTTAGTTGTCATAGATTTCATGATATCTGAACGTTCTGCTCGTAATTCTTTTTCTTTAGATTCTTGTAATCTCGTAAGAATATCGCTATTAAATATATGTCTGTTAATATCATCTTCATCCATATTTCGTTCAAGGTCTTTTAAGAGTGCTTTTTGCCGTTCCGCTTCTTCTTTTCGTGCTTTTTTTTCTTCCCTTCTTTTTCTCCTTGCCTCTCTTTTTGCTAGCTTCCTTTTTTTTCTTGCTTCAATCTTTCCTCTTAATTTGGCAAGTTTTTCCTGTTGCTTAGGATTTAATTTGCCTTTCCTTTCTTTTTTTTCTAATTTTTTAACCTTAGCTTTTTGTTTTTTTTTCTTACCTTGTTTACCTTCAATTAAATTAAAATTAGTAAAAAAATATAAAATAAAAATAATTATCATAAAAAAAATATCATCTCGAGTAAAATTAATTAGTTTCATTTATAGTTATATTTTATTTATATTTTAAAAAAATATAGTTCACTAAATAGTTTTATATTGAAATATTTATTTTTAATCTATATATATGAATGCTAAAAAAAATCCTGAATTATATTATTTAGTAAATCCTATATACAGCAGTAAATTGAATAAAAAAGAAGAAATTAAACCAAAAATAAATAATGTTCCAAAAAAAAAAGATAAAATTTTTTATAAAAAAAGAATTCAACAATTGACAAAACAATGTATGCAAAATAATCCACCTAATTCGACTATAAAAGATACATTTAATGAATATTTGATAAGTTGCATTACTTATTTTAAACAAGAGGATACAAGCGAAATAATACAACAAGAATATAAAGATTTGATATTTTACGACGAGAATGTTGAACATGACGATATAGACATGGAAACAGTAGATAAAGAATTATATATAAAAAAAAATACTAATAAAATAGAGGATTGTATACCCATTAATAAAACTTTACTAAATGAAAAAATAGATGTAGATTATCCTAAACAAAAAATCCTGGATATTAAAGATTCAAAATTTAAAGTTAAAGGTATTAAAAAAAAGGAAAAGATTTAATGTTGTTATATATTATTATATGAGAAGTTCTATGACTAGAAAACCTAAAAAAAGTAAAAAAAAAACTTTAAAAAAACTAAACTGTAGTGGAAATAAAAAAGGTTTTAGTTGTTATAGTAGTGATTCTTTAGAATATATGAAAAAACGGTGGAATACGCGGCATCCTGACAATAAAATTTTAAAAGACAAGCCAAAAGAAATATGGGATATGTTTAAAAAGAATCTTAACAATTCATGTGATTCAGAAGCTTGTTGGTTGCGTCAAAATTTTATGAAGGGTGGATTAACAAAGGAATTATTAAATTATACCTTTGCTCCATTTGCTCCTTTGTCGTGGGATAAAGATCCAAATACTTGGTTAACAAGTGTAGATATATCAAAAGTCATGAAACAATATGAAAATAAACATCCAGATTTTAGTTTTATAGGACCCTCTCCGATTGACTATGACGCGTTAGATGAAAATAATGAAAGAGTATGGGATGAATTATATAATTTCGATGTAGATAAAAACATTAAAAAAGGTAAAAAAAAAATAGGCATTATTTTTAATACAGATACACACGAAAAATCTGGTGCGCATTGGATATCGTTATTTATAAATTTAGAAACTGGTAAGATGAATTTTTTTGATAGTGTTGGCGATAAAGCCCCTTCAAATGTTAAAAAATTTTGTAATATGGTAAAAAAACAAGCCGAAAAATCCTTGTATGAATTACCTGAGTTTGAATTTGAAGAGGGATATCCTACGGTTCATCAAAAAAAAAATAAAGAATGTGGTATATATAGTTTATTTTTTATAAAAAATATGATAGAAAAAAATAATTTTGAATTTTTTAAAAAAGAAAAAATAAAAGATGATGATATGGAAAAATTTAGAAAATATTTTTTCAATTAATAATATTTACTTATTGTATAATGAAAACTGAAAAAGACATTATAATGATGTATCACACTAGTATTAGAAATATAGGATTATATACATCGATTTCTTTAGCTGCGTTAGCCTATTCAAGAGCATACAGAGGGAAGGGTTTTTTAAGAAATATAGCAGGAATTATGATTAGTATATGTCTTATATCAATAGCTATATCTATTAATTATTATTTATACAAAGATATTGATCATTTTAGTAAGAAAATAGAGGTTCCTATAATAGATAAATGGGCTGCATTATTACCTTTTATAGGATTAATACAACTATTTATAGTAATAATTAATTTATTTACACTATATAATGAGATAAATAAATAAAAATATTATGGCTCATCATTGTCATCTATTTGGTATTCTATGGAAATAATTCCATTATTATTAGAAAGGTCTGTAGTAATAATATTTTCTATAACGTTAGTTATCTGACTAATAATATTATTTCTTATATTTTCAACATTTCTAGTAAAAACAGCGTTAACTGTAATTCTATTGTTAGATAAATCATTTTCGCCATTATAAGAATGTGAATCATAATCAGTATTCCTGAATGCAATTTCAGGTTCAGGTTGAGTATTTTCTTCAGTTTCTTCATTTACATTATCTATAACTGAATATGGTTCGGGTTCTTGATTTTCTACATCTTGATTAGAGTTTTCATTATCAGGGTCGTATTCTCTAATATCGTATCTACATACAGGACATCTAACTGCATTTTCAAACCATCTGTTTAAGGCGACTGAATTAAAATTATGTCTACAGTGTCTAATTTGCATTACGATATCGGTGCCTTGAAAATCTTCATGTCTTATGGGGCATCTTGTATTCATAGGATTTTCTATACTTTGAAATGGAATCATAGCAGTAGCATTTCTTATTTGACTAGCCGTAGGATGTACTCGTACAGGAGTTAAATTATTAAACATTTCTGATAAAAGTGTATTGGGTTGAAATGGTTCAGAAGGAGGACTATTTGTAGAAAATATATTTCTTGGTCTAGTTATTATTGGTGAGGGAAAAGTAGGTATATTAAGTCTTTGAGTGTTTACTAAATTATACGTATGTGCTTCAGTGTTTCTTAAAATAGTCGTAAAACTACTAATAATATTTATAATTTGATTAGATTGTGATAAATAATCATTCCCTGATAAATTTCTAGTATTTTGCATATATACTTTATATTTAAAAAATTAAATTTAAATATAAATAATAATATTAATATAAATTTATGGCTAGTGTAAGTAATATGGATACAAGAGAAAATAAATATTCAAATAAAGGATTAACTGGATTAGCAAATCTAGGAAATAGTTGCTATAAAAATTCTTGTATGCAATTACTATCTCATACGTATAGTTTAAATGATTTATTAGATAATGAAGAGTATAAAAAAAGATTAAATAAGGTTCCAGATTCGATTTTATTAGTAGAGTGGGATAAATTACGGAAACTAATGTGGAGTGAAAATTGTACAGTTAGTCCTGCTGGATGGAATCAAGCAGTAATTCATGTAGCTCGATTAAAAGATAGAGATGAATTTCTTGGATATAATCAAAATGATCTTGCGGAGTTTTTATTATTTATCATAGATGGGTTTCATAATTCATTAAAAAGAGAAGTAGATATGTCAATAAAAGGTGATGTTAAAAATAAAAGAGACCAGTTGGCCAAAAGTTGTTTTGAAATGATGAAAACTATGTATAAAAATGAATATTCAGAAATATTAAAATTATTTTATGGGATTCATGTATCTCAAATTGTTTCTACTACAGACAAGGTTCTTAGTAATAATCCAGAACCTTATTTTATGATAGATTTACCAATGGTTGATAAAGAAGATTTATCTATATTGGATTGTTTAGACGAATACATAAAACCCGAAAAATTAGAGGGAGATAACGCCTGGTATAATGATAAAAAAAAAAAGAAAGAAAATGTTTCTAAAGGTATAGTTTTTTTTAGTTTTCCAGAAATTTTGGTTTTATCCATAAAAAGATTTAATTATATAAATAGAAGTATTAAAGATAATAGAGTTGTAAAATTTCCACTTGAAAATTTAGACTTAACTAACTATTGTAAAGGATATAATAGAGAATCTTATGTATACAATTTGTATGGAGTGTGTAATCATGTAGGTAGTTCAGACGGGGGGCATTATACTGCACATATAAAAAATGCAAATGGTATATGGTATAATTTTAATGATACTATTATACAAAAAATTTCAAACATCGAAAAAACTATAATTTCAGATGAAGCATATTGTTTATTTTACGAAAAAAAAAAAAATTAACATATCAATATATAGATGAATTTAGATTTTAATTTAAATGCCATAAATTCTGGATTATATAATTACATAAATAATGTTGCTGGTGCATCTCCATTTATGTTGTTAACAATAATAGTTATAATAGTTGGTTATTCGACGGCAGCACCTTATTTAGGAGGAATAAGAGAAGAGGAATTTACATTATTTGATCAATCTAATGATATATTTGAGGTAATCTTATGGACAATATTTATTTTTTTGGTATTATTAAATGGTGTTTACTTTTTTTTTGGAATAAATATAAATACTTCAATTAAAAATTTATTTTCTGGAAAAACACTAGAAGTAGAACTAGATGTTGAAGAAAAATCAGAAGTAGGAAAAAATAATAAAAATACAATAGATAAATTATTAGCAGATGTAAAAGTATTTACGGATAGAAATTTTAATCCTACTGGCGAAAATATAAGTGAAGATGTAAAAGAAGATGAAGAAAAGGATGAAGAGGATGAAGAAGACGCGGAAGAGGGGGAGAGTAATAAAGCGAATAAGAACAAAAAAATTAAACAAATAAAAGATGTCATGGATGATAAAGAAAAAGAAACAATAGAATTAGAAGATGAAGCGTTAAAACCTAATGAACTAATGGAATATAATTCTGGAAAAGAGGTTTTTCATATACCAAGTAATAAATATACTTATAAAGATGCACCATCTGTATGTAAGGCTTATGGAGCACGTTTAGCAACATATGATGAGGTAGAAGCAGCATATAAAAACGGAGGAGAATGGTGCAGTTATGGGTGGTCAGAAAATCAACTAGCGTTATTTCCAACTCAAAAATCAACCTATAATAAATTACAAGAAAAAGAAGGTCATGAACATGATTGTGGTAGACCAGGAATAAATGGAGGTTATATAGATAACGAGAACGTTAGATTTGGTATAAATTGTTTTGGATTTAAACCTAAGATGAAACCACAAGATAAAGAAAGAATGGACAAGCATCATATTTATCCAAAAACAGAAAAAGATTTTAAATTAGAAAGGGCTGTTGATAAGTGGCGTAATGAATTACCAAATATTTTAGTAGCACCTTTTAATAGTAATACTTGGAGTCGAATGTAATTTACTTAATAATAATAGACCATAATTACAATTGATAAAAAAGAAAACGAAAGCAATACAAAAAAAACTTTATATAGATAACTAATAAATATAAAAATGAGTAGTATAAAACTATTACCTCTTCCAATAACAATATTATAATCTGGAACATTCTCATTATAATGTTGGTTAATCTGATTATAATTTTTTAAATCTTCATCTTCAATGTTTAAAGAACTTCTACAAATAGGACAGGTATTTTTTAAAGAGGTCCACTTAAGTAAACATGTTTTATGTATATAACCATCACAATTACAATTTTTTTTTGTAATATATTTTGAAAGTAAAGACATTTGTTTATTATTGCAAAAGCAAATGAAGCATTCCTTTTTATGTTTAGTAATATATATTTTTGATTTCATAATATATTACAATTTTTTATTTTTAACAGTATATATATAATGATCAATAACTTAAAAGTAATTTTATTATTATTAGTATTTTTATTAGGACTTTATACATATAGCTGTGATTTCATGTCAAATATAGAACCTTTTAGTGTAAAAGAAGACTGTCCAGATATTTTAATTCAAAAAGGAAGTACGTTATACTTAAAAAATACAAAAAAGGCGGAGGTTCCTGGAGTAAATCCTATAAAATTCAATAATTTAGAAGAATATGTCGAATATATGAAGTGGCAACAGTCGCGGGGTATAAAATGTCCTATTCTCTATTTACAGCACAGTTATAATGCACAAGGTTCAAATGAATATAGAATTAGACCAGGGCCATTAAATCTAGAAGGTGGTTTAGAGGAAACAAATGATATGGAAATAAATATAAGTGGTCGAGATATAACAGAAAGAAATGTTATAGAGCAAGCGTTAGATAATCAACAGCTAGATAGGTTATCATTTCAACCACATAATGTGGAAAAATCGTTGCTATATGATTCACACAGAGATGATAAACCTTTTAATGTTAATCAGTATCCAGGAATGGACCCACATAATCAATATATCGGATTAGATGTACCTCTAGACGATGTGTATCGTCGTCATAAAACAAAAGAAAAAAGCCCAAATGCAATGGATACAAACTGGGGAGGTGTTAAGTACAGTAGAAAAGTAGTTGCATCAGGTATATTTGATGAAAATACTAGAAGTTTAAATGATGTATAAGTTAGTTGTCGTCTAATACACTTAATGCTAAATCACATGATTTTTTAAATGACTCTAATTGATTAATGTAAGATATTTTTTTAAGATTGTCTGGAGTAAGGGTAGAATTGGTATCTATACCATTAGATACAATAGATTGAAGTAGCATAGTATCAGACCATATTTTCATGTTATTAATAATATCTTCATAATTGGTTCTATATTTATCTATATGTAATTTATCTATAATTTTTGCAGTGTCATTGCTAATTTTTTCTGCTTTTTCGTCACTTTCTGATGGAGTAAAACCTTCTACAACATTACCCTGTATATCATTCAATAAGTTATTATTATTATTAATTAAAGTAAAAATCATATAAATGGAAATGGCAAAAAATACAAAACATATGGCATAACCAAAAGTTTCATTATCTAAAAAGTTCATTATAATATATTTATATATAATTATTGCATTAAATATATTTTAATATTTTCGATAGCGGTTTTATTAATTTTTTTAGATACAGATTTATCATTTACTATACAAATATCTTCTAAACAATTATCATTATCTTGCAATTCAACTATAAGATTAATAATAGTTTCATATTTTTTCATAATCGCTTTAGCACAATTAATACTAACTCCGGGTATTTGCATTAGCATAATTTCACCTATATTAGAAGTGGTAATATTAGATTTTTTAGTAGATTTGATAACATCACTATAGGTTTTTGTAGAAAGATTGGAAGTATTCTCATAAAAAACGGACACATCTTTTTGTTTATTTATTTTTTTAAGATAATGAAATAAAAAAATAGCAGTTTCTTTAATATTCAAAGTTCTAAGAGTAGAAAATCTTTTAGTATAACTTAAACTATATATACAGGAAATAATAGTATTTTGTTGTTGTTGAAATCTTGGATTAAATACACTACCTTCAATAATGTAAGTAATATTATGATTATCTACGGATGACTGTTGAAGTCTAAAAGATTGTTCTAAATATCTTCCGTCTTTTACACTAGAAAGTAAATCGGGTATACTTTTTCTTTCGAATAATAATATGTCTTTATTATTTTCGTCAATAAGTGAAATGTCGGCAATATCTAACTGTTTCATTTTAAGATATGTATTAACATCGTTGTTATCAATGGGATTATTTTTATATAAAAGAACCAATTCATTAAAAAGGGCTTTTTCTCTAGAGTCTATTAGCAATGTAAACATAAATAATTATATATAAAAATGTTTAATTAGTTTAAAAATTAAATAATGATATAAAATTAAATATCGACAATTTGTATGAATACTACAAATCCGATACATTTAAATGATGAATTATTATATGAAATGAATACTATAGTAGATGTATCTTATAATTTTTTATGTGAAATATGTTATGAATTTCACGATAATACAAAAAAAATATCATGTAGAAATAATAAATGTAATAAACACATGTGTGAAGTATGTTTTAAAAAATGGAGTGTAAAAAATAAAAAATATGATTGCGTGTATTGTACAATTCCTTTAGATGTATCATATGCAAATATAGATATAGATATTGAGAACAATGTTATGTTATCTAGAGAAGAAGTCCTGACGCGAACTGATAATTTCTGTCTTGCTATGGGTAAAACTTTTTGTGTATTAATGGTATCACCAAGTATTATAGGATTATCTTATCTAATAGGATTAGCATATACATCGTGTTTTGATAAAATGTGCATATTTTTTAATACAGTATTAGGAATGATGACATTAATATTTTTACTTGGAATTAAATTATATTGTTGTAAAGATAATAATAGAATTAATTTATAGTGCGATATAAATAATTTATAATAATGTATATTATTTATAATGCCTATATTAGTTTTAAATAATTGGCAAGGTATGTTAGGAAATACTATAATACAAGTATATAATTCTTTATTAATAGCCATAGATAAAAAATATAATATATTATTACCAGACCCAACGGATAAACATAAATTTAGTAAATACAGTAAATTTTATAAAAAAAGAAAAATAGTCATATGGGAAGGTAGTGATAATAAAGAAATAAAAAATAGATATAATTTTTATTATCAAAAATGGATGTCTGAATATAGTGAAAGTTTCAAAAAAAATCATGATAAAGCGGTAAAATTATTAAAAGAAGTATTAATTATATGTAATGAAGAATTGCAACCAATAAATAAAGAAACCTTAATAATTCATATGCGTTCTGGAGATATATTTGCAAATTGTCCACATCCAAAATATATACCACCATATTTATCTTTTTACAAAGAAATATTAAACGAGAATAACTATAATAATGTACTAATAACTACAGAAAATAGTAGAAATCCATGTTTAAAGCCGTTAGAGAAACTGGAAAATGTAAAGTGGACGGGTGGTAATTTGATTAAAGACATTGAAATGATAATGAGCGCAAAGCATTTAGTATTTGGTATAGGTAGTTTTGTACCGTCTTTATTGTTATTATCTAATAATATAGAAAAAATATATGTACCTAGTAATTATGGAATACCTACCATATTTGAAGGAGAAGCCTGTTTATTTGGTAAGAAAGTAGAAATAAAAGAGTACGATATTAGTGATTATATTGATAGAATTGGTAATGAAGGAGTTAGAAGTAGACGTGCTAGGGATATCATGTTAGCGTATCCTAAAGAAGTTCCTAAAATAGAAGTTGATAAAAAAGAAATTAATAAAAAAGAAGTTAATAAAAAAGAAGAAAGAACGGTAGAGAAAAAAAAAGTAATTGAAAAAAAATCAGAACCTGTAAAAATAGATACAATCATACCAACCGATGAAATAAATAAGGATGAAATAAGTAATTTAAAAATAACTAAGATAATAATAAGAGCAAATAATTATTTAGATCAAATTATTTTTGTGTTTAGTAATAATAAATGTCGTTTTTACGGTAAAAAGGGTGGCAGAGTGGTAAAAGAGATAATATTAGAAGATAATGAAAAAATAAAAAGTGTAAATCATATACATGGAACTATGTATTTAGGTCATGGTATAAATATAAAAACATCATTAGGTAAAACGTATGAAGTATTAGCTAAGAAAGAAGCATCAGAGGATTATTTTAATACATTAAAAGCTGGCGACGATGAAGAAATAATAGGATTGAATTTTCAAGAAAATAGAGTGGTTGGCATAGAGACTAGAAAGATTTAAACCATTTATCCGTTAATTTTTGAATTACATTTTCACTATTTCCAGTTCCACAAATAACATATTTACATCTTGACATTATAATTGTTATAAATAAAAAATATAATATTATGATTGGTGTGTAAGATTTTCATATTTTTTTCTTAGTATAAAAGATTTATAAACATCTATATATTTTAAATAATCAAATATGTAATTTAGTATATCTAAAGGCAAACCATTGATGTAAAATGTATTATAAGGGAAATTGGTCTTAACTAGTGCTTTTTTTTCAGTAATTAGTTCTACAAGCTTATCCTTCAAATATGGTGGAGTATATTGTCTAGAGAAATACATATCTATTACTTGTAATCTTTTAAAAAAGTTTTCTTGATAGTAATACAAAATATTTTCAAATGGAGGTATCATGGGTGTTTTATGAATTGATAAAGTTAAACATTTTCCCCATAAATTTTCTTTAAATTCTGGAAAACAAATATTTGCGTTGAAAAAACAGTCTCTTATAGAATATAATATTTCTCTATATTCACAATTAAAACAAAAATCTTGATCACGATGAATTACACGACATAAAACCATATTTCCTTTCCAGAAGTTATGTATTTTATTATAGAAAACATTAGAAAGAGCATTAGTATATATTTTTATAAGACTTTCATTTTTAAATCTTGAATAATCTGTCATTTATAATTTAATTTAAAATAAGTATTTAAATTAAATTAAATTTTTATATAATGTATAAAGGGTTTAATAATATATAGATGTAGTATATATATATAGATATATGATAACAGAAAAGACTTTATTACAAGACGATGATGTTATAAAAACAGACGAAGGTTTAGTTTTTAATCCATACAATCCAAATAATCAAGAAATAACAGAGAAAGAATTAGAAAAAATTTTAAAAAATTATGGATTACCTGGTAAAATTCATAATTTTAATTTATATAGGAGAGCATTTATACATCAATCATATACTAAGAGGCCGATGTTAGAGAATGAGAAGCAAAAAATAACAATAACGCCTAGACCAGAGGGTTGTATGGGTTTAAAAACAAAATCGAATGAAAGGATGGAGTTTTTAGGAGATGGTATGTTAGAGGCTTTTACAAAGTTTTATTTATACAGAAGATTTCCAAAAGAGAATGAAGGGTTTATGACAGAAAAAAAGATAGCCTTAGTGAAAAACGAAGCTATTGGTAAATTAGCTTATCAAATGAATTTAAATAAGTGGTTAATAATATCTAGACACGCAGAGGAGAAAAAAACACGAACAAATTTAAAAAAATTAGGTTGTTTATTTGAGGCATTTTTAGGTGCTATATTTTTAGATAACAACAAGATAGTAATAAAAGATGAGGAAAAATGGTTTGAGAATCTTTTTATAACAGGTCCTGGGTTTCAAATGTGTCAGGTATTTTTGGAAAATGTATTTGAAACGCATGTAGATTGGACGGATATAGTATCAAAAGATGACAATTATAAAAATAAATTGCAGGTAATAATTCAAAAAGAATTTAAAACTACGCCAGATTATTTAGAATTATCAGAAGTTAGTGAAGAGTATGGGTATAATATGGGAGTATTTTTATGTTTGGGTCAACAGATTCATTCCTTATCATGTAATGATGCAAAAGATATAAAAAATTATAAATCATTTAAAGATATTCATGAAGAATTAGAAGGTAAAGAAACTATATTTATATTATTAGGTAGTTCTATGCATAAAATAAAAAAAAAAGCGGAACAGGTTGCATGTAATCAAGCAATAATAACATTAAGTAAGTTTATTTAGAAAAGAATAGGTTAACGTTTAAATATAAAATGTATTAAAAGTATATATGGCGGAGGCAATAATAGAAAAATTAAAAACAAAACCACAAGCACAAAGACCTATTCCAGTAGAGTTTAAGATAGGTCAACAGAATAGATTAAATATACAAGACAATAGAAAAGAAAGCGCATTAAATCGTGAAGAAATTTTGGAGAAATTAAAAGGTGTAAAAAAAGTTAAAATAGTAGATCCATCTCAAGTAAAGATACAACGTACAACAAGAAAGAAAGAAACAGTAGTAGATGATACGGTTGGTGATAAAGTAGGTAAAGTAAGAAAAATAAAAAAATTAAAAGGGAGAACCCTAGTATTAGGTATAAAAAAAGATACTATATCAGAGTTAGGTAGATTAAAAGAACGAAAAACCCAAGCACCAGATTTAAAGGTAATAGCCGAAGAAGGGGTCGAAGGAGATTTCGAAGAAAAGAAATTAGATTTGTCAGGACTTCCAGCACCAAGTAAGCGTGTAAATATTATAGCCTCGCAATATTATTTAAACAATAGAAAGAAATTTATAAATTTTATAAATGGTTTATATGATACATATAGAAAAGATATAATAAAAAAACAAGAGGAGCCGCAAGTACCTCAAGACCAAAAATGTATGGATATAAAAAATTCTAAGAGTAAAAAGTTTGAATTACTTACACATCAAAATATAGTTCGTGATTATTTAAATATGTATACGCCTTATAGAGGATTATTATTATATCACGGTTTAGGTTCAGGAAAGACGTGTTCTTCAATAGGTATAGCGGAAGGATTAAAGAATGATAAAAGAATAATAGTAATGATTCCAGCATCATTAAAGATGAATTATATAGAAGAATTAAAAACGTGTGGCGATCCGTTATACAAAAGAAATCAATATTGGGAATTTGTAAAAGTAGATGGAAATCAGGTATTGATAGAAGAGTTGCATAATGTATTATCAATACCGAGAGATTATATTGAAGGAATGAATGGTGCATGGTTAGTTAATGTAAAAAAGGAATCAAATTATGAAACATTAAGTAGAGAGGAACAAATAAGTTTAGAGAATCAGTTAGATGTAATGATAGGTTATAAATATCAATTTATAAATTATAATGGATTAAGGCGTTCAAAGTTAGAAACATTTAAAAAAGATGGAAATATATTTAGTGATTCGGTTGTAATAATAGATGAGGTTCATAATTTTATAAGTCGTATATCTGGTAAATTAAATAACGATAAATCATTATCTTATGAATTGTATGAATTATTATTGAGTGCAAAGAATTGTAAAATAGTTTTATTGACAGGAACACCTATAATAAATTATCCAAATGAGGTAGGTATAATATTTAACATAATATGTGGATACATAAATGTATGGAATATACCAGTAAATGTTGAGACGGCGCGTAAATTAGATGGTGAAGAAATGAAAAAGATAATAAACGGAAATTTTAATATGGTGGATTATGTAAATTATAATGCAATTACGAATATGCTAGAGATTACACAAAATCCATATGGTTTTATAAATGTAGCAGATAGGGGTACATATAAAGGAATGAAAGGTATTTCTAAGGAAATGAAAAGTGATAGAGAGTATGTAGAACTAATGATAAAAAATTATGAGTCTCGTGGTATTAATATAGATGAGACAATGATTGATTTAGATTTATATAAGCAGCGAGGGTCTATAAATGATGAAGGATTTATAAATATAATAGAACAAGGTTTAAGAAGATATAAAGTAAACATAAAAAGGGGTGAAATAAAAAAAGAACAATTTAAATTGCTACCAGATAAGTTAGATGATTTTAAGGAGAAATTTATAGATAGCGACAATAAAGTAATGAATATGGATTTATTACAAAGAAGGATATTGGGTATGTCATCATATTATGGAGATTTAGAAGAGTTAATGCCTGCGTTTGACCAGGATGTTGACATAAAGACAATATACATACCAATGAGTGATGAACAATTATTATCCTATGAATTAGCGAGAAATGATGAAAGGGACCAAGAAAAAAGACCTAAGAAGAAAAGTAGTACTGGAGTATATGATGATAATACATCAACCTATCGTATATTTTCTAGGCAATATTGTAATTTTATATTTCCTTCAGAATTCAAAAGACCGATGCCGAAAGATAATAAAGAACAAATGAGTGAATTTAAGGATGAATTGCAAGCATCCGAGGAAGTAACTCCAGAAGAAAAAGAAGCTATACTAGATTTAGTTCCAGAGCAAGCAAGGTTGGAACAGGAAGATGGAACCGTAGAGCCAGATGATATTCAAAAAATGGGAATAAAAAGAGCAACTGTAATAGATGATTCATATAATAAGCGAATAGATGAAGCGTTAGATTTTTTAAGTGAAAATCGAGAAACATATTTAAATAAAGAAGGATTAGCAACATATAGTCCTAAGTTTTTAAATATATTAGAAAATGTATTAGATACAGAAAATCATCAAGGATTGCATTTATTATATAGTAATTTTAGAACATTAGAGGGTATAGGAATATTGAAATTAGTATTTGAAGCGAACGGTATGGCAGAATTAAAAATAAAGAAAGAATCAGGTAGTTGGGTATTAGATGTATCTCCTGAGGACATGTCGAAACCAAAATTTGCATTATATACAGGAAAGGAGGATGCAGAGGTAAAAGAATTAATTCGTAAAATTTACAATGGTACTTGGGAAGAGCTTCCTGTATCACTATCAGATCAGTTAAAATCTATAAATGTAAATAATAATATGGGAGAGATTGTAAAATTATTAATGATTACCGCTTCTGGTGCGGAGGGTATAAGTTTACAAAATTGTCGTTTTGTTCATATAACGGAACCGTACTGGCATCCAGTAAGGACAAAGCAAGTAATAGGTAGAGCTAGAAGAATATGTAGTCATTATAGATTACCAGAGGAATTTAGAAATGTAAAAGTATTTCAATATGTAATGACTTTTAGTGAGGAACAAATAAAAAACAAAATCTCTCCAGAGTTAAGAAGATTTGATGTAAGTAAGTTAGACAAAAGACAAATTACAAGTGATGAGCACCTTTTAGAAATATCTGGAATAAAAGAGGATATAAATAAAGGAATATTGAAAGCAATAAAGGAAACCTCTATAGATTGTAATATACATTCTAATTCTGGAAATAAAGAGGGGTTAAGTTGTTTTAGTTTTGGTGGAAATGTAGAAGATGAATTTGCAATAAAACCAGATATATCGAAAGATGAGGGCGATGAAGGCAATAAAGAACAGGTAACTGGTTCAGTTGTAGAATTGAGAATGAAAGTATCTGGTAAAAAGGTATTATTTGCATATAATAAAGATACAAATGAAGTATATGACTATCAAAGTTTTTTAGATTTTAAAGATAAAAAGATAGCTGCACCCATAATAAAAGGAAAAATAAAGACAATAAAATTACCTGACGGAAAGAGTAAAAAACAATTTGTACAAATTTAGGAATTATATATAATAAAATAATTATATATTATATATAATACTATGAATATAAGTATAACAAATAACTTAAAAGATAAAATAATAAAATTGGGGTGTGTAGTATTATTTTTAGTTATTTTATATGTAATATTAGAATTTATATTATCATTTCTTCCATTTAATAATAAAAATATAGAGGGTTATGCAAATCGAAAATCTGTAGAAGGATTTCCAGAAACATGGTCTCAAGTATCGGGTGTTGTGGATGGTATAAAAGAACTTAATAATGGTAATGAAGTGAATGGATGGATATTTGATTCAAGTGATTATATAAGTAAATTTCCTGCTTATAATAACGATATATACAATAGAGATATCTCTGCAAAAATTGATACAAATAAAAAAGAATACAGTTATTATTCTTATAATAATAGAGGTTCAGAAGAAGAAGGAATTAAAGTTTATGGTGATTATGAATATAAATTAAATAAAAATTCACTTACTTTCACAGAACATGAAGAGGAGGCGAAGAAATTTGGTGGGCATTTAGCATCTGTAACCAGTAAAGGTGAACATGATTTTTTAGTAGAATTATGTAAAGATTTTGTTGGCGATGGACATTATGCGGGTTCATATATTGGTGGTCAAAGGCTTAAACCTGGTACAGGAAAAGGGGATGATACTTGGAAATGGACTGATGGTACTCCATGGGGAGGTTATGAAAACTGGGCTTCTAATGAACCAGATGATTCCGGTAATAGCGAAGATGTATTGCATTTATCGGATAAAGAAAGGGGTTTTAAATGGAATGATATAGGAGCAACTAGACGAATGTCGGGTATTTACAAAAGACGAAAATTAGATTCATCCGATGTATTATCAAGTGTTAACTATATAATATTAAAAAAAACAATATCATTAACAAAAGATATACAATATAGAATATCAACATTGGTAAATATAGGGGATGATGTATTAGCAAATAACTTACATTATATAAATATAAATGGTAAAAGTATAGAAAAGATAGTACCTGCAGTTAATTCCAGTAATGATGGATTTTTTGAAATTCAACATGATTTTACAGCAACAAGTGATAGCATGAATATAGAATTAATTAGTGAAATGACAAGTAAAGGTACTAAGGAAAAGCCAATAATATGGAAAGAGATTCAATTGACTTATAAAGAATGTGATACAACAAAATGTGAATTTAAACCATGTGGTAGTATATCAAATCCAGCAGGATATACTGGTAATAAAAGGGATGGTAATTTAGAACTCCCAGATGAAACTATAGATGGTGTTTCATATTATTATAAATATATAAATCATACATGTAAAGATGACGCTACAGATTGTTATGACGATTCTACCTGTGGTAGTTGTTTACCAGGAAAATTATTAATCGACAAAAAATCACACGTTAGAGTAGGATATGTAGAACCAGAGGATGATATAAAAAAATCTTATCCAGACTGTGATGAAAATAGTGGCAGTAGTTCTAGTTCTACTTCTACTTCTACTTCTACTTCTGCTTCTACTTCTACTTCTAGTAGTAGTGATAGTAGTTCTAGTTCTGGTGTTATAGGTACAACAGTAGATGCAATATCTAATGTAGCAGGAGGAGGATTACAATCGGTTGGCGGCGCCGCATCTGTATTAGGAGGTTTGGTTCAATCATTAGGTGGAGGAATATATGCCGTTTATGATTATGAAACAGGTAAAGCAAACGTAGTAAATGGTGGAGGTACAACAATAACCGGAGCTGAAAATATAGTAAATGGACTTGTAGAGGCTGGTAGGATACCAGCCAATGCATTATTTGGAGCAGTTGGTGTAAATTTAGTGGGAGGTAATATGGATGAAAAAGCTAGAATCAGTAGTGAAGAAGCATCTTCAAACAATTCAAAGCAAGGCTTACCAATACCCTATGAACAATCTATTAAATTTTAGGAAATAAATATATATAATAATAATAATAATTATATATATTATATAAGAATTATGAACTTTAATATTGATAAAAAAATGAAATTTAAAATATTACAACTTGGATTTATATTATTATTTTTAATAGGAGTTTATATAGTTATAGATTATCTATTAAAAAATAATTATTTTAATACAAATACTTATGAAGGTTATTCAAATATGTCTTTAGTAGATGGATTTCCTGAAAATTGGACACATGGAAATAAATTGACAGAAAGTGATAAAATATATTTAACAACTGGAAAAAAAACAAATGGTTGGACGTTTGATGCAAGTGATTTTACAACAGATAAGATAGAAAGCAGTGATACTCCATTTGTACCAATAAATAGAGGTAAAATAACTAGATGGACATATGATTATGATAGTGGGCAAAAAATAAATTTAATGGGAAATTCCTGGTATATGTTAAGAAAAGGACATAAGATTCGAAGATTTCATCAAACAAGAGATTATAAATTTGAAATAACTATACACCCTTTAGAAAAAAGAGGAGGATGGTCTAATATTTTTCATTCAACAATAAGTGGTGGTAATTGTTGTGGAGCACGGGACCGAGTACCTGCAGCATGGTTTTATAGTAATACAACAAGATTACATATAAGAACAGGTACAAATCGGTCTGGTAATTTTGGACACGATCCTCCTGGAGAGTTGCCATTGAATAAAGATACAACATTAGTAATAAAAGTTAAAGATAATAAATTAACTATTAAATTGCAAGGTGGTTATAATTATACAAAAGTAATTACAATACCAGTGGAACGACAAGAAGGAACAAATCATTTTTGGCTTTCTGACCCCTGGCATAATGCGGCTATAGCAAAAGTAAAAAATGTTTCGTTTACAAATTTAAATAGAAATTCTCATAGCAATGTAGATATATATACAAATAGATTGCCTGAAATATCAAAATTTAGTAAAGATCGTATAGAAACAAGAGTTGGTTCGGTTAATAATACCGATTATATAACTCACATGTGGCACGGATATGTTTATTATGATAGAACAACTATAAAACACTTTGGTGTTACAGGAGATGATGATTGTTTTTTATGGATTATAAAAGGGAAAAGGGAGATGAATTCATTTAACTATCCCGATGGTGCTAAAATTAATTGGATAACCGAAAATATACCTGATGCAACATTGGTTTGTGGTGATCCGAATAGACATGGAGCAAGCAGTCAATATCACAGTAATAGGAATGCACATGTTAATATGCAAGGCAATAACGTACTGATGAATTCGTGGGGAAGTTATAAATTTGAAAAGGATACTCTGTATACTATATTACTTAAAGTTACAGAAGCTGGTGGGGGTCAAAATATGTATTTTGGTATAAATGATAATACATTGATGCATAAAAGTCCACGACAAAGTATACTTCCCCAAGAGTTTTTTACATCTTATAGGGGAAACCCCGTAAAAAAAACTAGTGATGCAATAACGGCTACTGTAAGCGGACTCACTAAAGATATTTCGTATTATCCTTTTGTTAATAAGGAACAACTTGGAGATGAAGGTTCTGAAATTTATAATATAGTAGGTGAAAACTTTACATCAATAATAAAGGGAAAAGATTATCCAAGCATTGAAGTAAAAAAAAATTATAAATTGGAGATGACATTACTTCCTACGGGAGTAAAACCAGGACTGACGAATATAATACATGTTTCAGCTAGTGGTAACAATGAGGGTTCTCCTTTCGATAGAATTCCTGCAATATGGTTTTACAGTAATTCAACAAGATTACATATAATAACAGGTACACGACAAAATCCAAATGATGGACATGATCCTCCTGGACAGTTGCCATTAAATACGGAAACAAAATTAGTGTTAACGGTGTTAGACGATACAATGACCGTAGAATTGACAGGAGGTTATAATTATAAACAAACACATACTATAGCAGCGGACAGAGAAGAGGGATATGCTAAAATGTGGCTTGGTGATCCATGGCATAACGAGCCTCATTTGAAAGTAAAGAATGTTTCATTTACTAATTTAAAAGCTATTCATACTATGGGTAATTTTGAGTATAAATTAGCTAGAACTAATAGAAACTGGATGGACCATTATAATGAGGCAAAGAAATGGGGTGGAAATCTTGCGTCTATTCACAGTGAACAAGAAGATGATTTTGTGAAAAAGATAGTAAAAGACTCTGGTATGCCTACATCTGATTGGAGAGGACCTTTTCTAGGAGGGGAGCGTATACCTGGTAAAAACGGAAAAGGTGGTGGGGCTGAAATATGGAGATGGACCGATGGTACAAGATGGAATTATGAAAAATATATTATAGATAGTGAACCTAACAATTATAATTGGCAAGGCGGTTCAGTTGAAAACAAGTATCCGGCAGATGCAGCTGAAACAGGAGAAGATGCTATTCAACTTTCGTATGCTCCAACTTTAGATTGGAGCGATACCCCAAAAAGGGTTAAAAGAGCCGCTATATATAAGCGTCCTGTAAATTACGAATCATTTAATGATTATGATTCAAATGTAAATTATAATTACAAAAAATTTATAAACATAAATAAAAATATAACTTTAATACCAGATATTAAGTATAGAATAACTACTATGGTAAATATAGGAGACGATAATATTAATGATAACTTACATTATATAGTAATATCAGGACAAAAAAGAAAAATAATTTATCCTAATGCAGGCAGTAGAGATTATAATGGATATTATAAAATAGATGAAGAATTTATAGCAGATTCTAGAAGATTAAAAATACAGTTAATTAGTGAAGTTAGTTCAAATGAAGGTAAAACAAAACCTGTAAAATGGAAGGAGTTAACAATAAGTTATAAAGAATGTGATACAGAAAAATGTGAGTTTAAACCATGTGATAAGAGTCCTAGTGTTCCTGATGGATATTCAGGACATTTTAAATATGGAAGTTTAGACCTTCCTACAAAAAAAATAGGTTCAACTACTTATTATTACAAGCATATAAATCATCAATGTAAAGAAGGGGTAGAAGATTGTGATGACGATGAGAATTGTGGTAATTGTCAACCAGGGAAATTATTACTAGATGAAACAACTAAAAAAAATATAGGATATTTATGGCCAGGTAGTAGTTATTTAACATCTTATAGTGTTTGTGTAGATAAAGAAGCTGCCGAACAAGCAAGAATAGAAGAAGAAAAAAGAGAAGAATCTTTGCGCATTTCACAGCAGAAAGAATTAGATGCTTTAATAGAACAACAAAAAACTAAAGACGAAGAAATAGAACAAATTAAAGCGGAAATGAAAGAAGAAAGAGAAAAAAATGAGAACCTAGAAAAAGACTATGAATATGCTCAAGATAAATTATCGTATATGGAGAAAGCTGCAGAGTCAGCCGAAAAGGGTGAACTACGAAGTAAATATTTTGGAACTAAATTACAAACAAATAGCAATAAATTAGATACAATTGAACGAACTATAAGTAAAATAAGTAATAGACAAAATGCAGTTAGACCGTGGTCTACAGAAAGTAGTGAGGGTAATATTAGAACACAAGCTTCATATGTTTCCGAAGCAGCACCGAACAACGACAATATAACGTTTTAAATAAAAATTTATATAATATATTAATTTATATGAATATTAAATTAATATGTGGCATAATAGCAACCAGAGAATCTAATACAAATAGTAGAAATTGCGAAGATTTTAAAAAAGAATGGATAAAAGTAATTGAAAAGAATAATAAATTAAATAACATAGAATTTTTCTTTTTGTATAGTTCACCTGATGTAGATAGTATAACCATAGATGGAATGGATTTTATAGTTCCTGGACATGAAAGTAAAAAAACTATATTATATAAAACAATAGATTTTTTTAAATATATCATAAAAGAAATTCCTGGATGTACACATGTACTGCGAACAAACCTTTCAAGTTTTTATAATTTTCCTTTGTTGTTAAGTAAATTGAGAGATTTAAACAAAAAAGAAATCGTATTTGGTTCAAAAGAACGCGCTAACGGATTTTGTGATTTTCCTTCTGGGTGTGGTACAACATATTCTATAGATGTAATACATAGAATATGTGAATATTTTAAGGATGAAACAAAAGATGTTTTAAGAAAAGGCCGAGCAATACAACATGATGACATCGCAATTGGAGAGATTTTACATAAATTAAACATAAAAATTATTAATTTAGATTATGTAAATCTCCAAAGATTAAGTAAAGATTTAGCTCATATAAAAGATTTTATAGATGGAGTAAAATTAAAAGCAGATAGTAAAAGAATCGTAAGTTTTAAACCATGGTTTATAGAAAAAATAAAAAATGAAAACTTGATTCATTATAGATGTTCTAATCCAGAGTTTAAATTTATTTTTAAAAACTTAATAGAAAAATATTATTAAAACTATATATATATATATATATTATAATGTCAAAAATATTACAATCTATAATAATATTTGTAGAAGAAAATATGTGTACAATATCTTTAGCTTTGTCTGTGATAATGATAACATTTATTCTTTCAAATAAGTTACCAAATCCATTTCTTTTAGAAGGAATGCAGAATAATGTAAAAAAAATATATAGTGAAACTGGAGAATTAATAGCAGATTTAGAGGATAAGAACAATCATTATGATACAGATGGATTTCTAGTAGATGTAGATGGAAAATTAGTTAGTGAAAAAGGTGATTATTATAATGAATATGGTGAATTATTAGAAAATAAAAATATTAAATTTGATATTGATGACGATGAGGATGACGATGATGATGACGATGAGGATGAGGATGACGA